AAAAGAAGAGAAGCGATTGAATGATGAGTTGGGTAAAATTATAGAGGAACCATCTTACTATGATCCTACACATTATGAAGATGAAAATGGTAATATTGTAGCAATACCTACCAAAAGACAGAGAAATGGTAGTGATTTAGACTCATTAGATGACAAATTAGATTAAGTTATATTGAGGAACTCTTAAGACAATATAAAGTTTAAAAATATTTTTATAGATAATGTTATAATATCAAGATATTGTTCTTAATGGAGGGTAACAATGATTCCTTTGGATCAAAAATATCAATCATACTTAGATGGTTCTAAGACAATGATGATTGATGGCAAGAAGGAAAAAGTGAAAGGATATGGATACTCTTGTGATGGCAATAAGATTATTGGGTACTATGTTACAACTGAATCTTACAAAATCTATTACAACCTACAGGAAGAGTTCCAAAAACTAGAAATGATAAAAGAAATGGAGATAATTCATTAGTCAAATTAGTAAAGGAGGATGATTTATGAGTGGCGATAATTTACATGGAAAACAACCAATTAAATTCTATTCTGAGGAATTAACAATTGCAAAGATAGAATTAATAGAGAAGCAATTAAGTCTAGGAGATAAAACCTCTGACCTAGATGAGAAACACAAGCATTGGAGTAGAATATTATTTTCAACTGCTGAATTGACAAAAGAAACCTGATACTCTATACTGTCACTATAATAGAAAAAACACAGGAGAAAATGAAATTCTTGTACATTGTTGATCATTTTGTACCATTTCCTCAGTCTGAATATGGTGGAATCTGGAATGTAATTGCAGGCACAGAAGAAGAATGTTTTGATCTAATTGTTGCAGAAGATCAAGATAATTTCTTAGAATACTATGGAAAATTAAGAGGTAACATATCCAAATCAGATAAATATAAGGTGGAAGGCAACTCAGAGTCAAAAGTTGTTTCCTCATTCTTAACTTAGAGAGCGATGTCAGATAACTTCAGTTTGATCCCATCTCTTCAAAAACACGTCAGGGATCTAGAAGAGAAGGTAAATCAAAAAAACAAAGAAATCACAAATTTAAAAAACTTAATCCAGTTGATGCAACAAAGAAATGTATGAACCTCAAGTAAATGACTATGTTCGTTGGACAACAGCACTTGGTATGGTACATGAAGGGTGGGTTTACTACAAAGGTAAACCAGATGATAATGCAAAGAGGATCAAAGATAAATGGGTGGCAACATCTAATTACATAACCATTGAGATTGCAACAAAACCCAGACCACAATGTGATCTATCAACATTTTTTCATAAGAGGATTCATGTATGCCTATGTTGTTATGAGGACAACTGGCATGAGTTAGAATTTATCAGGAAGAGAGTTAGTAAACAAGATGACACTAACCCTGATGAATTAAGTTATGGTGCATACAAGTCACAGAAGTATAGACCTCTTGACGTTCAGTAAAATTTATTCTAAAATAAAGAATAAATTATTCAGTTTTATGCCAATACCAGATTTCTTTTCCCCTGATGATAGTGTCAAGTATCTAAAGAACTTTGAAGAGAATACAGATTCATATCTTGCAGCATTGGATTATGTAAAGGAGAGAGTATTTGGAGAAGGAACAATGCTAGATGAATTTAATGCTGATACCTTAGATGCTTTATGCAAACTGACAAATAAATTAATTGAGGACACAAATTATTCCTTTGCACAGGAACACCCAGAGTATAAAAATGTAGAACAAATTAATTCAAAAGTGTTTTACTTAGAAAATTTTAGACCTGAGAAATAAATTATTACAAGTGTAGTACAGAGATACCATATATAGTGTTATGATTATGTTACAATGGTCACTTTATTGATTGGATCTCTTGACAACTTGGATTATTTTCTTTATACTGGTAAAAGGTAATCTCTCAGGGTTTTCTCATGTCAATTAGTTACGCTCAAGACCAACTCAAATCTAAGTACAGAGTTACATTAGAGTTGGATGTTCAAGAGGATTTTAATCCTTTTAATATCAACTGGTCAAAAACATTAGATGTTCATCCTAATGAAAAGTTAAAAGTATATGTAGAGGATTTGAACTTGCCTGATGTTTGGTAGAAATAAATAATAAATGAAAGAAATTAAACTTCCAATGAAAAAGTCATTCTTAGAATTTATGTCTCTATGTGAGGCAGTTTATGATAAGGATGTAATGGGGCGTTCACAAATAAAGAAAACTGGAGAGGGTGGAAGAATAGCACCAAAGAGAAAGCAAACTGATGCAGAGAAGAGGAGAATGAAAGCAGTAGGTGGTGGTAAGATGGCACCTGCAAAGACATACAAAGATAGAAAAGATATAGGACAAAGTAATGTAAAGAGATCACCAGCAGGTAGAGAACAACAACCAACACAAGAAAGAGGTAGTGCAAGATTAGACCCAAGAGAAGCACAAAGAAAGGCAGCAAGAGAAAGAAGAGCAGCAAAGGCAGGTGCTAAACCTAAAACTGCTGATGAGTTACTAGCAAAGAAAGCAAAAGCAAAAGTAGATCCAAATTATAAACCTGCAAAGGCATCTGGTATGACTAGAGCAGAGAGAATGAAGGTAACAAGAAAAGGTGAAACTAAATTAAGAAATATAATGAAAGATACAGCAATAGCAAAGTATAAAAAAGAAACAGGACAAGACCCTGATAAGAAAGCAAAGCAAAAGATTATGGGCAGAGTACATCAACAAATGAGAACCTAATGTTAAGTCAAAACTACAGAAATAGAATCATAGACATTTGTTGTAGGATGATTTCTACTGATGGTAAGGTTACACTTGATGAGAGAATATGGATGAATAAGTTGATAGAAAACAATAAAAGTGCTAAAATGATAGTAGATTCAATGGTGGACTTTAACAACTATGACTCAATACATTGTTAATGCAAGATATACTGACCACCAAAATAGGTCACACTACATTACTGAAACTGTAGATACTGCTGATAGAAGATACATTCAAGATTTTATCAGATCAAGATACCCAGTTGGTAAACAGTTGTTTATCAATAGTGTGAGACAAAATTAATCTCTTTGACAAATAATTTATTATGAAAGATACTATTCTCTTTGGAGATTGTAGAGAGACACTAAAACAATTTGATGAGAAAGCAAGAGTGTGTGTCACTTCCCCACCATATTATGGTTTGAGAGATTATGGTGGAGAAAATAATCAGATTGGTATGGAACAAACACCAGAGGATTATGTAGATGAAATGGTTAAAGTATTCAGATTGGTAAGAGATAATCTTACTGATGATGGTACATTATGGTTAAATATAGGAGATAGTTATTATAACTATAGAAAAGATGGGTGCATACCTAAACAAACTTTTAGTAACAGCAGACAAGATTTACCTGTTACTACACCCAGAAGATCAAATAAATTACAGGGATACAAAGATAAAGATTTGATTGGTATTCCGTGGATGTTAGCATTTGCATTAAGAAAAGATGGTTGGTACTTGAGACAAGATATTATATGGCATAAACCAAATCCAATGCCAGAAAGTGTGAAAGATAGATGTACAAAATCTCATGAATATATTTTCCTATTAAGTAAAAATAAGAACTACTATTATGACAATGAAGCAATTAAAGAACCAGCAAAAGATTGGGGAACAAGAGATAGAACCAATGGAAAATACCACAATGAAGGAACAGGATTACAACCACATTCAGGTCTTACAAAAAGTTATACAAAAAAGAATAAACGATCTGTTTGGTCAGTAACAAAGAAACCATACAAAGGTGCGCACTTTGCAACATTTCCACCAGAGTTAATTGAACCTTGTATCAAGGCAGGTAGTGAAGTTGGAGATATAATTCTTGATCCTTTTATGGGATCAGGAACAACTGCTATGGTAGCAAAAATGTTAGATAGGTATTATATTGGGTGTGAATTACATGAGGATTATGGTAACTTAATCCAAGAAAGAGTGCCAATAAATGTTAGTTACCTCTAAATTGCGTTAGTAGTGAGATTGATTAAATTATGAAGAACTTACATCTTGAACACCCAGAGGATATGATATTAGAGGGGAATGTAAAAGTATTTGATGCACTATATGAAACAGCACACCTATCACTTAAGATGGATGGTGCGCCAGCAGTTGTATTTGGGACTCACCCTGAGAATGGTAAGTTTTTTGTAGGAACTAAGAGTGTATTCAATAAGAAGAAAGATATGATTTGTTATACTATTGAAGATATATTCAAGAAGTATGATAGAAAAACTCATTACAGTTTAATTAGAGTATTAATTAAATGTATTCTATATTTACCTAAAGTAGATGGAATTATACAGGCAGATTTTATTGGCATGGGTGGTAGTAATATATACAGACCTAATACTTTAGAGTATCACTTTCCAGAGATAGTTAAGGAGAAGATTATATTAGCACCCCATACAAAATATACTACTAACTCAACATTATTAGAGTGTGTTGCTAAACCTTTAGTCACTCATCTTACAGATAATGAGAATGTTAAGTGGATTCAACCAACTGTAGATAGAGTATTTGAAGCATTAGAACCACCAAAGGTAGATACTGATAAGGTTACTTTCCTAACTGCAAAGGAAGCAAAGATAGCAAAGACAGCAATAAATCAACTTATCAAAGATGATGTAGAGTTATCTGACTATAATCTATTTGAGATACTTGGTTGTAACCATCTTGTAAATCTATATCAATTAATTCTAGAGATTAAAGAAGAGTTGATGGATAGTTTTATTGTATATGGTTCACCAAAATGTTATGTTGATGGTATAGAAATCAAGGGAGAAGGATTTGTTATGACTACAAAGTATGGTATAATTAAATTAGTTGATAGAAAAGAATTTGCTTATGCTAATTTCAATAATGGTAGATTCAGAAAAAGTTAGTTACCTCTAAATTGCATAACAAGTAAGAATTATTAAATATGAATCAAGTCACATTAAGACCACATCAGACCAAGACAGTTAAAGCAATGTTATATCACAAGAAAGGTCAGGTCATTGTACCTACTGGTGGTGGTAAAACTATGTGTATGATTAGTGATGCTATCAATGAATTTACTAGAACAAACATTTCTCAGACTATTGTAGTTGTTGCACCTAGAATATTATTAGCACAACAATTATGTGAGGAGTTTCTAGAACAGATCAAAAATGTTGATGTACTTCATGTTCACTCAGGAGAGACACACCATACTAGCACCACTAAGGTAGATAAGATAAGAGAATTTAATTATCAAACTGCCTGTAACAATAGAAACTTATTGATCTTTACAACATATCACTCACTTCACAAGATACAAGAGAGTAATATTGTTGTTGATACAGTATATTTTGATGAAGCACATAATAGTACAGCAAAAAACTTTTTTCCATCTGTAGAGCATTATTCAAAAGATGCAGATAGATGTTATTTCTTTACTGCTACACCTAAACATTCACTCACTATTAATAAACATGGTATGAATGATTCTTATGTTTATGGTAAAGTTATTATAAATGTACCAGCACCTAAGTTAGTTGATGAAGGTTATATTCTACCACCTAAAATGTTAGTTAAGACTATCAATGTAGCAGAGGAAGATGT